TCCTTCAGTAGCTACAGCGATACCTACAACTTTTCCATTTTTAATAATAGAACCTGATCCTTTTGATTTTAAATCAGGATCATGGGTTTCTAAGTCAATTGCTATTTCTTGACGGTCAGTAAGATCAGGAAATTCTGTCGGTTTAATCCATTCCGTTTCAGGTTTAAAAATTAAATCTTTCATGAATAATCTCTTTCAATAATCATATCTATAAAATGTTTTGCTTTTTCCAAGTCTTCCTTTCCTCCTTTATATGGATGCCTGCAAATATATTTAATAACACTTCCCTCAGGGAATAGCAACTTGTTTTCAATTACAAACTTACTCGGTTGGATTTTCATCTTTTTATAATGAGTTCCACCAATTTGTTTATCATATACACTCATGCAATTTCTAACAATATTAAACAAAATACAAATGTATAAATACAAATAATAGTTATTGTCGTGATGTTGTTCATATCTTAAATTCTTTACTCCTGTCTTTGGATCTTATTAAAAACAAATTTTGTTTAGTCCTGGTGATCCCAACGTACCAGACCCTTTGCTCTTCATCCCGTTTTGTTATGGATTTTCTTGCAGCTTTAATAGTATTATTCGTTTGACTTTGCAAGATAATTACGTTAGAGGCCTCTCCTCCTTTGGATCCATGAAGAGTCATAACTTTGATTCTGGGTTTTTCTCTTAAATCTTCTCCATTTTTTCTCATAGCTCTAATGTAAGTTTTAATTTTAGGAGTGACGGTGGTAAATGCTTCATACCAAGGAACTTTCTTGATTGTAGGATATAGAGGAATTAAAGAATCGAGAGTGAACATTTTATCTTCAGTTTCTTTTAGTTTTTGTCCTAATTGTTCAAAGACCCTTTGAGCTTCAATGGTATTTAATTGTTCTTTTTTTATCCATTTTTCCCAATTTAAAATATCTTGGTACAGATTTTTACCGAGACTGCGCCCATGGCTGGTTTCAAAATAGATTCCACGCTTGTGGAGCTGGCTAATAATAGGTCTTAAAAGATCGTTGGTTCTAGCTAAAATATACCAGTCTCCTTTCGAGAGGTCGATGGGATCAATGGAAAAAAACGTTTTAACACTTCCTTTTTCAGGAGTGGAAAAATATTTTTTATCAATCCTTGCTTCTACAATATTATCTAATCTTTGTACGGCTCTGTCGTAAACCAACTGTGGAACTCGATAGGATTGTTGTAGTGGAACTTCAGTAGCCTCAAAATTTATAAAAGATTTAACATCAGCCCCTGCCCATCCAAAGATCGCCTGGTCATCGTCACCCGCCACATACACATTACTAGAATGTTCCTGTAAAACTTTAACCATCTTCCATTGAAGAGGAGAAAGGTCTTGAGCTTCATCAATAAATACGACTTTAAAGAGGGGACATACTTTTTTTTCTATAAATTTAAGAATCATGTCATTAAAATCAATTAAGTCATAGTCGCGTTTGTATTCCTCTATTTTTTTATCCAGTATAAAAAGTTTATCTCTTTCAATTCTTCCTAGATGTTCATTGCGATCCAGTTGTTCTAGTACAGGGATACTTCTAAGTTTAGCCAAATTAATAATATTTAAATATTCACTTTTATCGGTGAAGATTCCATTAAATGCATTCTTTTCATAGGGTGCATACTGAATTCGTACACCAGCTTGTTGTCCAATAAGCTGGTAGTGTTCTTCTTGTAATATATTTTCTTCTTTTAAATTTAAACGACGAAAGGCTAATGAATGAAGAGTTCGAAAATATTCTGTATCTTTTTTTTCGAGATCTGGCCTGGATTTTAAATACCTATCTCTTGCTTCGTTCGCTGCTTTACGAGTAAAAGCAAAATATCCAATTTGATTTAAAGGTGTTCCTTTATCTACATATTCTTTTACAGTATTCAAAAGCCTATCTGTTTTCCCTGTCCCTGGTGGTCCTACTACTTTATAGTTCATTAAAAATTATCCTCCTCTTTCTTTTCCGTTGGTTTATGTTCAATTTGATCAATGTGAAGCTGTTTAAGTTTTACACATCTTATAGTTTGGTTGTTTCCAATGTTATAAGGATGGCCAAATTCAGCTTTATAATCTTTCTTTAATATAATTGAAGTATCTTTTGGAGTCAGGTGCCATCGAGCAGGAAGGGTTTCCAAAAAAGAAGTCCAAAGAAAATGGTGGTAACCACCTTCGGTCCAACAAAGACCTCCTCGAATCTCTGGTTTCTTTTTTGCCTTAATCCCGTTGATGCAAAATTCATATAGATGAGGATACAGTTGAGCTCTAGAGGATGCTCCTTCAGGTGGGTCTATAACTTTTGGTGGTGGTATCATTACTCTATTTAAAAATTCATCATATTTTATAGGACTAAGAGGTTCAGGCATAAAATGTGCTTGGCCATAAATTGTATTTCGAAGTTTCCGTTGGATTGGAAAATCGTCTCGAAGTATTTCACATTCTGCTGGTTTCCCATCAGGTTTTTCAACCATGAACTGTAAGATAGGTAGAGTATATTTAATAATAGTGAGACCATAGATATGAGGAAAGGCTTTAGTTCGATCAGAAATTACCCCATAAGCTCGTTTCAGACAAATATGTTTTAAACACACAGGGTGAATAGGGTCGTCATTACAAGTATGGCCAGCTGTATCTTTTCTCCAGGATCTAAGTTTAGATTGTATTATAGTATTTGTGAAGGAAGGAGAAATATAGTTTTGATTTGCTGAAACAACTTTATCTTCCCATAAAGGATCTTTATATTTTTTCTTGGCAAAGACCATATAGTTGTACAGAAATCGATCTCTTCCATCTGTTAGTTTATTTATAGAAAGCCTTTGTAAACATGGGGGACCGTCTGCAAACTCGGGGTCTCCTCCTTTTAGGATATCTTCATTACATCTTGTGACTAAATCATTTAATTTGGATGCTGTAAGTTGAGAGTCCTGTGCTGTTTTAATAAATTCTTCTAAAGATAAAGGTTCATTATTTTTATTGAGAGCATAACGAGTTGTTTCTTTTTTATTTTGATAAGGAAGATTAATAAATTGTCCTGGGGTATCTATTAATTCTACTTGTTTAGGATAAAGTTCAGTGGTTGGTTTTAATTTTAAAGGTAGAAGAAAAGTTGTTAAAGAATCTCTCATGGTTTGTGCACTGATTTCTTCTTTCAAGAACAGATAAATATGAAGACCTCCACTTTTGGAGCGACATGGAACCACAGGAAGTTTATTTTTCTCTATAAGAAATAAAAGAGCTGAAATTTTAAAGTCTTTGTAATTAGCAGGGTCGACGTCAATACATCCGAAAGAAACTTTACCCTCGCGTGTACAGGGTTGAATACCTATGGAAATTTTTCCATCTAAATGTTCTTGGTAATGGGTTGAAGTGATAGCGTAACCTGTCCATACATAAGGAGGCTTAATTTTATTTCTTTTGGTATCAAATACAACTTTGGACATGTCGGCTTTGCCAAAGTTATCAGTTAACCCTGTAAATAATTTTACAAATTCTTCAACCATAATGTTCCCTTAAGCGGGGCGGCTTCAACTCTCGCATCCACCGCCCCTATTCTCTCTCAAGAGAAAATTAAAAGTTTGTATCCTCTTTCGAAGTTAAACTTTTTGCATCACTAGCTTTAAGAGATTGATAAAACTCTTTTGCTAATTGATAGAGTGCATTATTATCTACTTTTTTAAGTAATTTTACAGAATAGCCATACCATGTAAAGTTACCTGTAATTTCTACTGACTTTAAAGTATAAATTCGAGAATAGGATGGAGCAGGATAAGTCTTGCCCTCTGATACTTCAAATTCATCTTTAATGTTAGAGTTCCATTGTCTGCTCACTTTCAATTGAGTAGACTTCATAGCCATTAAAGCTTTTTCAGGTCTGTCACCATTAATGATGACAAAGTGATTAGCTGTTCTGATTATGATATTTCCATTAGGAAGAACATCTTTATTGTTTGCATCCTTTTTGGTTTGAGAAAGAACTTCAGGTCCTCTATCTACTGAGATAGGTCTTCCTTCTTTTCTTTCAAATGGAGCCCATTCAGGAAATGCCAAACGATAATAACAAGGAACTACTTCAATTCCTTTTACACCGTCGTACAGTTTCTTAGAAACTGTGTTATAGAACATCCCTGGTTCAGCGCCTTCAACATAAGAAGCGTGTTTCTTCTTAGTTTCATCAGAGCTTGTTTGTAAAAGTTTAAGAAAAGGTAAAGCTAAATCGTCTTTATCTATATTCTCCAAACCTTGTCCTGCATCTTCAATAAATAAAGATGAAGTTGGTAGGTTACTTTCTTTTTTTGTAACCTCGTTTCTTGCTTCTTGTTTCATGTTTATTGTCTCCTATTTATTTTGGTTTTGTTTCCCGCAAACACGTTAAATAGTTCGAAAGGCATCTCTTGGCCTGATTCGAGACGCTCTCGAACTAATGCTTTTAAAGTCATAGGTTCTACTTTTAGCTTTTGTGCAGGCTCATAGCCTTGACCTTTTGCAAGGATAGCATATGCCATTGCCTTGTTATCTTCGTTACGACCAAAGGAAACGGTTATCTCATTTTTAATGAGGTCACCTAGGCCGTTGTTTCGAAGCCAGTTAAATGCTTCTTCCCTTTTTGCTACAGGAATTGAAGCACCGTAGACGGGTTTAACTTCTACTGAAGATCCGTCTGCTAATTTTAGTGAAGAGAGTGACATTTCTTTCATCATTGTCGGAATAACTTCTCCCGATAATTTGTCTGCTCTTTCTTTCTTAATTTTTATTTTTTCTTCGTCTTCTTTAATTTCATTTTCTAAAGACTGAAGACTCAATACTTGATCGGATAAATTTTTTACGTTACCCGTTTCTGTAATATCTTGAGGAGCATCCTCAATAAACATTTTTTGTAAATTATTATTCATCTATTTTTCCTTTCTCATATAAATTTATTTCTAATGGATAATATACTTTCTCCTGTCTGTCCCATTTTAAAAGATTAAATCTGCCGTTGTTTATATCAGAAACAATGGCACATGCAAGTCCTATCACTGATGGATCGCCTGATAATAATAAATAATCGTTAGAGTTGTAATCTTTCAACAGTCGCCTTAATTCAAACACAATTGGTCCAGGGCTTAAAACAATTTGTGTGTCTTCTTTTAAAAGAACTTTTAGTTTGCCATATTTAAGAGCACCCATAATATTATATTTAGGGCGACCGATTCGTGTCCCTGGTAATTCCTGTAATACGTAAACTATACTTTCTTTTTCCATAACTTTCTTGACATCCTATCTAATACTTATTATATTCATTGTCAAGAAAGAATAGCAGAAAAAGTTATGGATTACAAATTTAAGACGAAGCCTTACGCGCATCAGTTAAAAGCGTTGGAAATGTCATGGAGTAAAGAAGTGTTTGCCTATTTCATGGAAATGGGTACTGGTAAATCTAAAGTTTTACTGGATAATATCTCCATGCTCTATGATAAAGGAAAAATTAATGGCGTCTTAATTATTGCTCCAAAAGGCGTTTATAAAAATTGGTTTGATTCTGAAATACCTGTTCATTTCGTTGACCATATTCAAAAAAATATTGTTTTATGGCAGGCCCTTATTAATCAAAAACAACAAAAAAAATTAGATACTTTATTTGAGACTGGAATAGATCTTCACGTTTTAATTATGAACGTGGAAGCTTTTTCTACAAAGAAAGGAGTTGCTTTTGCCCATAAGTTCCTAATTTCTCATAATGCCCTCATTGCTGTTGATGAATCTACCACTATTAAAAATCCAGGGGCTAAAAGAACTAAAAGTATTTTAAATCTTTCTAAACTTGGAAAATATAGAAGAATTTTAACTGGATCACCTGTAACTAAATCCCCATTAGATTTATATACACAATGTCTTTTTCTAGATGGTTATTTACTAGATCATGCTTCTTATTATACATTTAGAACTAGGTATGCTGTTATGAGATCAGCTAATTTTGGTGGCAGGTCTGTTCAGATTGTTGTTGGATATAGAAATTTAGATGAATTATCGGAAAAATTAAAACCTTTTTCGTATCGTGTATTAAAAGAGGATTGTTTAGATCTACCTAAAAAGACTTTTATGAAAAGGATTATACAATTAACACCTGATCAACAAAAAGTTTATCAGCAAATGAAGCAAATGGCACTCGCTGAAATGAATGGTAAAATGATAACAACGGCTACTGTTTTGACTCAACTTATGAGATTACAGCAAATAACCTGCGGCTATTTTAAAGCGGATGATGGCACAGTTCAGGAAATTAAAAATAATCGCATTAGTGAACTTGTTGATCTTTTATATGAAATTGAAGGGAAAACCGTTATTTGGGCTCATTGGCAAAATGACGTGAAAAACATAATCAAGGCAGTTGTTAAAGAATTTGGAGAAGGATGTTTTGTTGACTATTATGGTTTAACACCACAAAATGAAAGACAGGACAATATCAGTAAATTTCAAAATGATCCAAAAGTAAGATTTTTTATTGGAACACCTGCAACGGGTGGATATGGAATAACTCTTACTGGCGCATCAAACATGATTTATTATTCTAATGGCTATGACCTAGAAAAACGAAAACAGTCAGAAGCGAGAATTGATCGAATTGGTCAAACTAAACCAATGACTTATATTGATATTCTTGCGGAGGATACTGTTGACGAAAGAATCGTTAAAGCTCTCCGCAAGAAAATTAACATCGCCACCCAAATCATGGGTGAAGAGTTAAAAGCGTGGATTTAATCCTCTAAAATGTAGGATATACGCGCGAGGCGCGGTAAAATTTTCAATCCACTACTTTACAGTTATTTTTTTCGGCTTTTTGTTTTCAGGAACTATCTTCATCAGATATATTTTAAGTAATCCGTCTTTTAGTTCAGCGTCTTCGATTTTTACATCGTCGGCGATGGTAAAGGATCTTGAAAAGTATCTTTTTGCGATACCTTTATGAATCACTCCGTCTTTTTTATCGTCAGATTTTTCGTCCTTAATAGACTTAATCGTTAAGATACCATCTGCATATTCTACAGAAATATCCTTCTTACTATAACCTGCAAGCGCAACTTCTATATTGTAAGTATACGTTCCAGTCTTAACAATATTGTAAGGCGGATAGTTTACCGTTGGAAAAATAAAATCCTCATCAAACATTTTTTCAAAATGATTGAAAATGCTATCGAATCCTACGGATACGGGTCTTAATTGATTAAATATGGATAATGCTTTATTGGTCATGTTAACCTCCTTGTTAGACAGTTAATAAAGTTGGCCTTTCCAAAGCACCCATCATTAATATAGTTTGTTTTAAATAAATTACAAGGATTTTATTAAGCCAGCCCTCTTTGCCTTAATCTCATAGCTTTTTCTTCATTATCTAATAAAGCATGTTC